GAACAGTATTCTGAAGTGCAACGTTACCACTTAGCTGAGAAGTGGTAGAGACGTTTATGAATCCAGTTATTGTTGTGTTACCAACACTGGCAGTATTGTTTACTGTAAGGGTACCATTGACAGTCGCATTTCCTGCTACATTCAACGTTGTAGATACATTTGCAAAACCAGTTATTGTTGTGCTACCAACTCCTGCTGTGTTGTTTACTGTAAGAGCGCCGTTGACCGTGGCTGCACCAGCTACGTTCAGCGTCGTCGATACGTTTGCAAAACCGGTTATTGTAGTGTTACCAGCTCCTGCTGTGTTATTAACAGTGAGGGCACCATTGACCGTTGTAGCACCAACAACATTCAGCGTTGTGGATACGTTTGCAAAACCAGTTATCGATGTATTGCCAACAGCGGCAGTGTTGTTAACCGTGAATGCACCGTTGACAGTTCCTGTACCCGTAACACTCAACGTATTAGCCATGCTGACAATACCCGTAATCTTTAATGTGTCAACGGTTACGTTTAGATTACTTGTCGATGAGTTACCTACGAGCTGAACGTTGGTGAGAGATGAATTTGCCTTGAGTGTTGTATTGCCCGTTACAATCGATGAGCCATTTACGTTCAAACCATCAACGGTAATTTGTAGATTGCTTGCTGTCGTATTAGATACGAGTTGAACGTTTGTTAACGTCGTGTTGGCTTTGAGTGTCGTATTACCAGTTACAATATAAACACCATTAACGTTTAAACCATCAACAGTAATTTGTAGATTACTTGCTGTTGTATTAGATACGAGTTGAACGTTAGTGAGAGATGAATTTGCCTTGAGTGTTGTATTACCTTCTATTGTCGTAACACCAACTGCTGTTATTGCTGTCGCGTTAATATAAGCATTAGCTGCTTGCACATAAACATTCGATGTAGAAGTAAAAGTACCACCACGGACGTTTATGTTTGCGCCATTAACTGTAGTATTAGCAGCTTCTACGTAAACATTAGATGTAGAGGTAACAGTACCACCACGTATATTCATGTTTGTGCTGTTGACCGTGGTGTTGGCAGCTTCTATGTAAACGTTTGAAGTGGTTGTAACAAGACCACCAACTACTCTGAACACAGCACCATTGACTGTTGTGTTGGCTGCTTCAACATACACGTTAGAAGTAGATGTGAGAATACCACCAACCACTTTAAAGTTTGCACCGTTCGAATATACGTTTGCTGCTTCAAAATAAACGTTTGCTGTTGATTTGAGCAGGGCACCTGTCTGGATGGTGTTTGATGTAATATTGAGGTTTGTCGTTGTAGCTACATTACCACCACGCAACGCTGTACCCACAGCTATTGTGTTTGATCCAAAAATACCAATCAGCTGTGAATTACCTGTTACAGTTGCACCGGCAGCTGCTGAGTTTGCTGTTAGTGCATAATTTGTGAACGTGTCTGCCATCTGATTGGTGATACCAACCCAAGAGGCAAATGAGTCCGTTGCAATTTGTACATTAGCTATTGCGCGTGCCATGTGTATTTCCGTTTAATAATTGTTTTAACAGCTGTTTTATTTCTGAAAGTTCTCCACGGAGATTTTCTACATCAGCTGCTATCTGTTGCTGCTGTAAATGTTGTTGTCTTTCAAGTAAAAACCGATCGTATGCATCCCTGTCTTTATTTAGAACAGCGGTACTATGCATATCTCTAACAAAACGCTCGTCGTCGGTTTTTTCTAATTTCATTGTTATGCAGAAACAGCAATAGCACGAATATCATCAACAAAAGGAATACTGACACTGTTGTCTGATAGTAATACTACCTTCAGAGCGAAACTATCATATCCTCTAAACTTTGCTGAGCTACTGTTGAAATATGTCAACGTGTTCAACGATTGAATATCAATGAATGCACTGTCCTTGTTTCTCAATACATCCACATTCAAACCCGACGCAACGAGTGAAGCGTTCGTTACAGCTTTACTGACGGTAATTGTTGTCGTGTTTGCATCTATAACTCGATCAATAAAATAGTTTGTAGCGGGGAACAGAGCTGAATATACTTTAACAAGCTGACCAACACTTATGTTAGTATTCACAGTTCCAGACGTACCTGTTATAACGGCGCTACCGTTCGTTGTAGTGAATGTGCCAGTCGCTGTTGAGTTAGAGACAGGCTGGTATGGAACTGAGTATTCAAGTTCGATCAGGTCGTAAATGTTAGTTGGGTTACTGACGACTGATGTATCACTTGTCAACTCAAGCTGCGTCCATGGTTTCACACTCAACTGTTCGTTGTCATTTGAATTGCGGAATTTTCCATAAAGTAGAATTGACGTATTCGATGGTTTATATACGCGCAGATACGCCTTCATGTCTTCTGCAAACTGATCGTCTGTAAGAGTGATTGTCTTGCTGACATACTTTGAAAGAGCGTTACCGCGGCCATCTTCTTCATTTGTCGAATCGTTGTTGATTGAGAAACGCTCACCAAACATATCAAGGTTTTCCTCACGCACGTATGGTGAAGCGTAAGAATTGTTTGTCTCAAAAATAAGCTCGCCTGCAAATGAGGCAAAATCATTGCTTATAGAAACTTCGTTTGTTTTCGAGGCAATAATTGCTGGATATCTGTTCATCAACTTTCGTTCAGCCAACACAACATCGATCTTGTTTGAAGAAGATATTTGATAAGATGTATTTGCTACGTTGACTCTATAACGAGTAGATGTTCCACCTGGTGTTTGTACAGCAAAGTTTGGAACAACTGCATTCAATGTGTAATTAGAAATACTCGTTACATTTGCTGAGGCACCCGAATCTATACCTTTAACAATATTTGACGCTGCTATCGTTAGAGATGTATTCGTATTGACGTCCTGCAATACTAGATGGTCAGATACCTTATCCTGGAAATACACTTTGCCTACTACTGTTTTGAAATAATCAATATTGTTAGCAGTAAATGACGGTACAATGTCAACAGTCATGCTCGTACTGTTTGTGATTGATGCAACTGTACGTACGATTGTGTTACCAGCAGTACCGTCAGTAATTACAAACTTATCGTTGACAACGAGTACACTGTTGAAAGAAGTACCCGTGCCTGTTATAGTCGTTGATGTGTTACTGACTGCAATGTTGCCCGTCGCATTTGCAGCAACGACGTATGCATCTTCACCGCCTAAGAAACTACCGGATACAGTGTTTGTTTTAAGTATTTCAAACGTGCGGTTCTTTATCTTAAACGTTTGCTCTGTCGAAGAGAATTTAGCAACGTACAACTTAAATGCAAGATCTGCATCCGTTTGTGGTGTGAGTACGTTACCGTTCGTTATGGTGTAGAAGTATCCATCCACTTTACCAGAAGAGGTTTGTGTTGTTGTAGTTGTTCCAAGCTTTTTATCACCTGATTTGTTATACCACAACTTGAAGTCCGGATCACCACCATCAAACTTTATTAGTACACAATAAGATCTATCCGTATTAATTATAACGGGTTGGCGAAGGGTAAACGTTGTTGCTGTCGCACCGATCGTACTCGTGTTGATGTTGTCGTATTCAACACGTCCTGCGTATTGATGAAATACCAAACTCAAATCTGGTGATCCATCATCCTTCACATTACAAAGATATACGGAGACACCGGGTTTTGGCAGTCCGCTCTTTGTTTTGTTTTCTACAGGCTTTGCATAGAAGTACAGATCAACTTTCGTCACAGCGGCCGTTGATGACTTCTGTACAGCGTCTCTGTCGAGAAAAAACGTTTGTGCTAAATCAAAACCTAACATTTATTTTCCTAAAATTTAGTATGGCAATCACGCCATGTTACTAACATCTGCTGTACCAGCACTGTTGTTTATATATCACCATCTTGTCGGTTAACCTGATTCACGCCGGGACCATCTCCTGTAGCAGCAGATGGAGACGTTTGCGGACCTGAGTTTGTTCTTCTTTCAAAGTCATTGTCAGATGGGAAGATGACCTCAATCACAATATGAGACGTCCAGTATGAAAGAGATGTTTCTTTGAAGTTGTCTGGGCATGTTGCAGCATTTATATTTGTCAAAATGACATCCCGTACGTTAGCAACTTGACCTGCACGGCGCTGTGCATCTTCAATACCTATCTCCGTATTTGTCTCTAACATTGCGTCAAAGTAATAGGTAAACGACAGGCGGCCGTTTTCATCACTCTGTAGGGTGTCACCAATTTTACCTGCTTCTGGTTTAAGCCGAGCACTATCAACTTTTTGTTTTTCAAGATAGAAGTAATGATACGTTAGGGGCAGTAGGCCCTTCACTTCTATTTTAAACGCTTGTTCTCTAGCTAGAAAAATTATCTGTTTTTTAATCGTTGGCATTTTTAAACCTTTATTAGCTTTGCAATCTGACCAACAACTTCCGCTGCAGCGCTAAACAAAGAACGACGTAGTGTATTTCTCGGTGCGTTTGCAATGTATCCAAGTGGCTTCAAAATAAGCGGTGTATCGAATGCACCAAAGAATTTATTAATCAAGTATGCACCGTAAAGATTAGTTGGAGATGATTGAGTCATATCAATAACAATATTATTAACTTCCTCCGCGGTAATTATACCACGTTCAACACCTTTTCTCAACGCCCCACCATCACCAAGTATAGAGGTCGTAATAAAGCCGTTCACACGATACGTACCGTCACCTTTGACCCAGAGGTTGTATACAAATTGTTCCTCATTATCAGCTACCTTGCAATTATCAAGGTGCTCAACGTCGAGCCACAAATACACATCATTCATAGGCGCCTTCCACACATCATCAATCAGAAGTGGGTGGTTAGCTGTAGCAAATGGTGAGAGTTTATCTGTTGGCGTGTATAGTTTTGTATACACTTCACTGGTTGCACGCTCAATGAACACTACTTCGTTTGCAGTTGTTCCATCTGAACCTTTAACAAAATCACCCACAGCAACATCAACAATACGTTTTGTGGTACCGTCAGCCATTTCGACAAGCGTGTCTGGTGTGAAACAACCACTACCACATCCACCGCCGCCAGTATTTACCGTCGAGCCAGCACCGTCATAGTTAACTGGATCTGGTATTTCCTCAATAATACCTCTTGTTTTGATAGAGAAGCTAGCTGGTGCAATTGTACCTTCACCAATAAATTGAGTACGTACACCAGCAGATGTTACGACAGCACTCTTGATTGTTTGATCAACGAGTACCTCATCTGTATAAGGTAGCATTAGTGTTGTGCTATTGACAATACCTGCAGCTGTGTTTGCGTCAGTTCTATCAAAAGAACATTCAAAGTTAATTTGTTTGGTTGCTGGTTTTAATAGGCCAAGTTCACCGTCAATTGATGCGTTAAATTCTACATTATCAGCATCAACACGTGCGTAGTCTTCAAACGGCTCAACAAAAAAGCCGTGCTTGAAGCGACTTGTCGTTGGTGTGATTGAGCTTGGAATGACCTTCTCTTTGACTACTTTTTCTACTTGGTTTAAACTAGAGATGTATTCAACGTTTTGTATACGGCGTTCGAGCTTACCAATATCGGCCATTGAGTATCGACGTGGCTGCGAAACAGCGACACCACGATCAACGGCAGGACCAATAGTAAACAACTTTGTACGCTTATCTACAACGCCCTGTGCGTTACCTGTTTTCTTTGATGCGATCTCGAGTGTATTTGTACCCATCATCGATGGAATAGATGGGTATTGAGGTACGTTCAACAACGATAATGTTATTTCCCCAACCTGAGACTCAGGTGGTCTAAGTCCAAGAACCCCAGGAGTGCCTTGTGTAATCTTAAATTGACCGTCCTTGTTAACTGTAACACGATCAATTCGTCTATTGTAGTATCGAGCATCGAACGCTACAGTGCTATCCGGAGCTGGCCACAACTGATCAGAACCACTCAAAGCAAAAGTGCTTGCTGGGTTTGTGTTTGCCGCTCCAACAGTTGTTGCGAGTGCTGCAGTATTAGACGCATATGGTCGGAAGTCGATAACATCACGATGATCATAATACTCACCAACGCTCGTAATTACTTCAGGAATTTCCAGTGTGTTTACTTGATTTGATGTTAAGCTAGCTAGGTTAGCTGAGTCGTTTATCGTGTATGAACCAACAGTAAAGAATCCCTCTGCAGAAGATCTAAAAGCATCAAACTTTACAAGCATAAAGGAGTTTGTATCCAACGCGAGGGTGGATCCTCTTCTCAACACTAACCGCGATGTGCGGTATGCGTTTTCATCCTCACCTGTATCGACGTAGAAGTATTTGGTTACATCTGTACTCGATGTGTTAACTGTTGACGAATTACCAAGATACACATTCTTCAAGCGAAGCACACCAGGAACACCTAGAGCCCATGGTCCATTGTTAGAAGCAGCATTATTACTTGTGTGTATTTTTACGTACGCATCTCTCGTCACACTCTTGGTAACTGGCGACTGTGCTGTAAGAGTCTTGTTAAAGATAACAGCAACGTTAACAGTTGCGCTCAAAGTTTTATTGAGAGTAATCGTTAGTGTTTTTGAGCTCGCTGAAATTGCTGCCGAACGATCAGAGCGATCGGCTAGAGCAAGTGGATAAAGTGCTGGGTAGAAGTTAGCAACGTTACCCGTCATGGCAACACCACTTGTCGTCAAAAACATTTTTGTATTGTTTGCAACGGTAGCAATTTGTCTGTATATTGTTGCTGTCGTGTTTGCAATTGCAACAAAATCACCTGCTACAAACGAAGATGTAAATGTCGTACCGGAACCGTCTACGGTTGTGTTTGCGTATGCTGTTACAGATGCACCTGCTATGTTTGCAGTTTGAACATTTGCAATAGGTATGACAATGATATCGCGCTTCTGCGTCGTACCAAGGGTACCGTCGCCGTATGGGAATGTTTCACCTGTGCCTAAAGGACCTACAGTAATTGTTCCACCCGGTGCTAGCTGATAGTTTGTATCAGAATTTGTTCTTATAGTGTATGTGACGTTTGTAACGTTGCTCAAAGCTACTTGACCAAGACCAAACAACATTTTGTTGCGATTGGTATCTCTCATTGCAGCAACGTTCTCGTTCGACGTAGCGTCAACCGCTAACAAAACGTCAGCTATACCATCCTGAGTCGCACCATCATAATACACAGCACGTACATCACGGAAACTCTTACCGGATGACATCGTAACATCAAATAGGTACAAACGATAGAGAGCATTGGCGGTGCCAGGTAAGCCGTTTTCCAATACCAATGAACGAATACGGGCAGTACCAATCTGATTACCAGGAGGAGTAATTGCGCCAGTGTTTAGTGTTGCATTTGTTATGTACTGTTTTGCAGTATCGCGCAAACTAATCTGATCACCGGTCTTAAAGTTAAAGATACCTGCAAGTTCATCGACCTCGAGGTAATTACCGTAGTTGACAGATATTGTTTGATTTTCTGTATTTGACGTTGTGGTCGAGCGATCAATATCCAACAGACCATTGTTCAGAGTCTGTACACGGTATCCTGAAATATAGGCTGTACCTGGATCGATGACTGCATCAACACTCGTCGTATTGGTTGTTGCTTTTTCACGTGAAGAAACATAGAATGGATCTACAACATAATCACCCTGAGACTCGCGTGTACGGCGAGCAAACTCATTTGCAAGTGTGTTGTATACGGTAACGCGGTTTTCCTTGTAAGGAGTTCCTTCTTTCCACTCCGCAAGAGCGAAGAAGTCGACGTTTGCAGCTGCTTCCGTGGTAGTTAGCTTTATGAGAGAAGGTGTTAACTTTAGACGGTCAGCACCTGGTGCTGCGTAATTAGTAGTATTAGATGCATTGTCATATAATGTATCATCCTGATCAGCATCGACAAACGTTTCAGATGTTTTAAAACCAACAACAACATTATTTGGTGAAGTGTTGTATTTGTCAACAACGATCACAGAATTATTAACAGTTAAGAATAATCCCTTTTGATAGATGATACCATCAGAGACAGCAGCGTATCCAGCTCCAACAGAGTTGATGGAAGCGTTAGCGACCGTAACAGTTGTTAGGTAATTCTGAGGTATCAAATCGAGGTCGTTAACTCCAGCACTTGAGTTAGCTGTCTGAACGGTCACGTGAGGGAGGAATGTATAGTCCTTGCCTCTTTCCGACATAGTGATTGTTTGAATAATACCAAGCGTATCAGTAGTAATCAAACCAATAGCGCCCTCACCAATAACTGAACTAACATTTGCAGTTGTTACTGTCGTGTTACTGACGATATTATAGCCTGGAGTGAACGTCCATGCAGCTGATGTGACAGACGTATTTTTTAGATCGACTGTTCTTGGCTTAATACTAAGAATCAGTGTGTTTGCAATTGCTGTCGTATTAACAGACTTAATGATGGCCTTTGCGCCTGTTGTAGCTTGAGTAATTTCTTCACCGACAGAGTATGTACCGGTGTTGTTGGTCAGAATAAGAGCACCCGCAACGATAGCAGTGTCTGAATTTGAAAAACCAGCTCCGCCATTGTTGACGGTAATCTTAAACAAGTCGTTATTCTTACTGAATACCGTCAATTGTTGATCGGCAGCAAATATCGTGCACGCTGAATCAGAAGCAGCAACATACTGTATGTAAAGTGTTTTTAAGTCAGGAGACTGTGATTCCAATCCATCTTGATAGTTTACAACACGTGCTGTAAGATTGTTTGTATCTTTAACAAAGTAATTAACGTAACTAGAAGGAAGAGAAGGTTGACCATCTCCCTGTGTGTCAAGAATCTTTACATAATTGTAGTTGGGAAGGTATGTAAAGTTAACACCACTAACAATTGTTCCTGACTTAAAAACATGATTACCAAATCTCTCAATTTGATTCTGTAGGAGCGTTTGAAGCTGGTTCAGCTCTCGTGTCTGTACCGCAACACCTGGTTTAAAAAGAATACGATAATATTCTTTTGCTGAATCAAAGTCATCAAAATATGGACTAACGTTGAGGGTATTCTCTAATGGCATATTTGTCTCTTAAAACTTCAAAATTATTTTGATGGTTTCTTTTTGTGTTTGCGAACGCGTAATTGGATTCTCGTTTTCCATGTAAATTACTTCACCCGAACCAACAACAAGATCTGGTTTGTATGCGTAGAGCAACGTGCCTACGGCACCACTATTTGTACCAATAATTGTATTACTTGTATTTAGCACACCTTTTACGTGCGTCAAATAAACATTTCCCGCCGTATTAGAGTGGAAGATAGCATTAGCAAGTTGCGGATCCGTTTGATATACGGATTCGTTTTGTGTAAATGTTCCGGAAACCGGAGTAAATGTGTAACGATACCGTTGATCAAAAGTATCAAATGGTTTTGTATCACCGTTGATTTCAAGAGCTGTAACGTTTCCTGTAGCTGATGAACCGGCGCCAGTTACGACATTAGCAAGATTGAAAACACCAGCTACGTTTGTAAGTGTTAGATCTCCTGCTGTAAAATCAGTCACATAACCAACAGCAGAGGTGCACGCTTGTGTAACAATCTCACCAACATCAAAAGAGCCAGAAACACTGCCAAGTGTAAGTGTCACGTTACTGAACAAAGGATCTTTTATAATACCAACAGAACGATATTTGTTGGTTATAGGAATGGTACCGTTTTCTGTATTTGCAAAATCAACACTAAAACAGAGATAGCGAGCACCGAGCTCATACTCTGGGTTAGATCCATGACCACCTTTAGGGCCTAAGGTGATTGCTAACGTTGCATTATTCTGCACGCCAGACGTATTACCCGTTACTGTAGCTGTTGCGTACGTGTATCCCGAACCGCGTTCAATAACTTCTACTTGGTAGATACTGTTTGTCGATGATGTATTAACCAAAGCCCTTGCAACGGCGTTTGATCCATCACCAGTAATCACTACCGATGGTGTTATCTGATACACAGACGTAATATCAGGAGTTATGGCAAACGCACTCTCTATGTCGATGGTCTTTGTTGCACCAACAACCGTGTAACCGACAATTCTGCGGCCTTGACCGCTGCCTGTTCCGGAAGCGATATAGATGAAACTACCTACATAGAAACCTGACGTTGAAGAAGCGTCAGAGGCAATATTATACTTTGTAGCACTACCGCCAACACGTAGATCTGTAGAGTTGAATGTGTTACTGAGGTACGTATTATAATGAGAGCCCTTGTAGCTAACACTAATAACATCAATAGCTCCTGAGACCGCATTACCGGATACCTCATTGTTTGATCTAACAGGCATGTAATCAGCCGTAGCAAATTTATTGAATGTTGTAGAATCAAACGTATACATATACTTCCACACATAACCATCTGATGTACTGTAAAAAGCATCATTAGGTGATGTTTGAGACACGTTTGGTGTCACCGTCGATGGTGTATTACCGTTGTTATCTAAACATTTAAAAATGTGATAAGAAGAGGATGCATTTACACAGGCGTAATACGCTTTATCTGAGAGATCGGTTGAGTCGCGGTATGCTGTGTATACTGTATTTTGTGTCCAGTTGTACCGTTTTGTCAAAGGCATTACATCATTAACACCGACACGCTTACCAAACACCATCTCCCGATGTGGGTTGTAAAACGTGCCATTGACGTCATTTGACAAGTCTTCGATAACATCGTCACCACTCACGTAGGGGGTATGACGTGCGGCAAACACATAGTAAACACTGTTTAAGAGCGTGTACTCTAAAATAATTTGTAATAAGTTGTGTCGACATGGCTTTAGCTTGAAGAAGTTTCTATGCTATTTATTACAGTGATTTCGGTGTTAGCGTCTGATATTGACACTACTCGGCCAAATGGCTTTGTTCCTGCAACGTGCGTCAGTTGTTTCAATACGTCAATATACTGTGAAAACGGAATCTTTGTTTGTATTTCATAACTGTATTCTTGATAGTAATCATTGTCATGAAGTTTTTTATCGCTATCCAAAAATCCTTTTGTTGTTGAGAAGAAGCCTTCACCGTTCCCTTGCTTCTCCAGTTCAACTAGTGCTGTGACAGAGTATACGCTTCCTTGTTTAGTCAGCGTAACTACTTCATTGTTGACATAGCCAAATCCAGAATCCTTAACTGCTAGTTGCGTAACCACGCCGTTTGCAACTTGAACGTTTGCTGTAACGTTTGCATTCAGTCCAATAGGGCGCGATGTATCATCTTCATCAACTGAATTTAAAGTGGCGCTAGCACCAGTCGTACGACCAGTAACAGCACTTCCAATTTTAAAAGTATTTTCTAAATTAATTCTTTTAATTAACAGTGTAGAGGAATCTGAATCAGGCTTTACAAGTCCTCTCGCTGTAACAGATAAAGAAGCTGCAGATACAGTTGTTGCATTTGCAATACTATTTGATGTCTGTGCAAATATTTTTGTAGAGCTGTTTGACGTTGCTATAAACGTACCGACAACGTCTTGCAGTTTTACGCTACCAGCCCCAGCAGTCACACTTATGTTACCAGGAACAGCAAATCCATAAGCACGAACACTTCCATTTGCATACTTTTGATACACGCGTTCGTTCTCAACATACGACGTTGTTGCTGTTCCATTAGCGGCTGTACCGGTAAAAGCAACTACATCTAATTGTATACCAGATTTTGAGTATGACTGCTGTACTTCCTCACCCACGAGAAAGTTACCCGTTGTACCTGTCAATCCAAGAGCTAAATCACGTCTATTGTAAGCTAGAACGCGCGGCTCAACAATTGCTACAAACGGATCAACGTTATAATCATTACCGGTGTCAATACCAACAATTGATGCTATCGATCCAATAGTTGTTGGATCAAAACGTAACACATCAAGAAGAACCGCGTCAATACCGCCGCCTGGCCATTTTGTAAAACCATAACTACCATACGCGGTGTTGCCTGTCGAATCTATTGTGGGAGATACGTACTGCAAAGGAGCACCGGTGTTGTTACCATTTAAGTTAATTGATTGCAGCGTGGTGTTGCCGTATACAGTAACAAACTTATGACCTGTCTCCGATGTACCTGCCGTGACGTTTATTGAAGCACCACCGTTCGTTGTTGACACCTTGAAAGCTGTAGTGTTAGCTGCAACAATGTAATAAAACCCACCGTTATTAAGGCCTGTTATTGCAGTATTACCTGTTGACACGTCGTAACGAACGTATTCACCATTACTTAAGCCATGAGCAGCTGTCGCTGTAATATAGTCTGTGCTGTTTGCAACACCAGTCAGAGCATTGAAAGCAGCTTGCACTTTACCGTAACCAACAAAAGGCACTAACTGTGTATTGTTACTCGAAATAAAGTCTGGTGTCAGGTATACAGTTTCGGAATTAGTAATAAAACCAATATCAAATGTCGCGTCTGTTCCAGTTCCCGTATTTGCAATTGTTGCTGTTGTTTGACTTTCTAAACCATACAGCTTGGAGTACGGTGTAATATAAAAATTACCACCGGTAATATTATGAACACCAACGTAAGTAGAATTAACAGCTGTAACGTTTGCCGTGACAGTTCTGTTGTTATATCCAGTAATTACCCCTGTTACCGTATTTCCTTGTTTTGAGAAAGTCGTATCAACTGCTGGTAACGTGCTAGTGACAGGATATACGATTAAATATCCAGCTGTTGAATTTGTAACACCTGCAGCAACAATAACAGCGTTTGCAGCAACCATGCCGTTTGCGTGGTAGTTTTCTACAACAGATCCAACAGTAAATAACGCACTATTGGCCGCTGTGTCATAAGCAACGTTTGCAAAGTACTGGCGTACTAGCTCAAACTGTTTAAAGTTTGTTATCTGAGTGTTAGTATTATTGATACCTGTTACTTGCAACATTTTTGTGGAGATTACAACTTCTGAATTTGAGTTAAATCCCCAACCGCCATCTGCAAAAGAATTTGCAAACGAGAAAGTTACCTTACCAGTCTGATCAGATATATCCGTAACGCGAGCTTTACCTTGTTTGCCACTAGAAGACTCGACATCAAAAACATCACCAACCTCAAACAAAGCTCCACCTGTCCTAACCGTTAAGTTAGTCATAGAGCCGGTTACACGAGGTGCTTCAAAAAATACCGTATTTGACGTTTCTGTAACATACTCGTTTACATTGAAGTTACCACGTACATCACTGAGATAGGCAATATCAATATAACGACCGCCAATACGACGTCTTACTAAACCCTCTACAAATGCTTTGGCTCCAGTTGCACTTCCAACCACTTCTTTGCCAATAAAGGTTTTAGTGCGATCGGTAATCGTAAGTTCCAGATATGTTGGCTTGACCCATGTACCATCCGATGCTTTAAACACATCCTCGCCAGGCAAATATACACTTGCCTCTTGGTTGAACATTCCCTGTAGAACAAGCTGGATACCACGTTCGGTTCCCTTGACATGATACAGGTCCGTCGCCTTCTTCGCCATTAGACGCTGGTTTCCCTCTGTCCGTAAAGGAAGACCCTTCATGTACTTCTGGTTAAAGTACGTTACAAACTGATCGCTTGTCTTATCAATGTCACGAATGTCAAACAGTGTACGAGACAAACCCAGTGCTTGATTTTCTTGCTCCATCCAAGCATAATACTGCTTTATAAAGTCAATAAAGCGAGGGCCCTCTTCCTGGTAAAACTCAGGAAATTGAGCTTGTATCAGAGGGGAAATTATGCGTTCAATTTCTTTCATTGCTTAATGCCAGTAGCTGTTACGGTAACATCTTTTGCAACATCAATCTGTAAAATTGTGTTACGATACACTGATATATTTTGAGACTTTGTCGCGGCCTTAATCTTCAAATAATTGCCTACGAGTTGACTTATGACGAGACCAGCAAACGTTAACAATCCTGTCGTATAATTTACAGTCCCGACTTTTTTCAAGATCGTAATACCGCCTGTCTCTTGTGCTGCGACATACAGACTACCCAACGAATCATCAACAATGATACAGGTTGTATTATCGTACGTAAACGATGAGCTTGTTATCACATGGCCATAGTGTGTTTCGCTAAACGATGTTTTGAGACCTGTTTCTGTCTCTAGTTCGTTCTGGAAGTCAACGGTAAAAATTAGATCCGTATTCAACTGAGGTAATATACGACGTACGGCTGTTACTCTTGTATCATTGGAAATGATACTGGTATCCGCACCGGTAATAGCATTCAACAACTCACTGTGGTGCATAGTCGTCTTAAAATCTTCTAAGCTGTTAAAACTATAATTTGTTATTGCAGACTGTACAAGTGCCTTAATGTCGGCTGTCGTTTTTGTTGTTTTATCTACGTTGTAGAAAACGGACGTTAGTATCTCGAGGTACATAAAATCCGGTTTAATAAAATCAACATTGATAGACACCGGTGTTTTATCTTGGATGTAGTCTAGGTAAGCTTTCTGACGCACCTCTGATACACCATCAGCATCTGCAACGTCGACACTCACGACAACACGACCAAATCGTGGCGGGTTCGCCTCTTCACCACCGAACACACTAATAGCTTTGATGTCAGAAAATCTACTCTTCAGTAACGTCTCATAATCCGAAACAGTAACAGCTCTGTCTTGAGCTTCAAAACTTCTTGGAGCGTTAAATTTAATTGACGATAAACTTTCTGCAACATCGCCACCCGTAGCACCCGCCACAGTCTTCACGCTTATAGAGGCATGACCGTCAATTGTACTATCAGGTGCAAATTTTATTGCACCGTTTGGTAGCTGCCCACTGCATGCTCTGTATTTGACGACAACATACGACCCCGACTTTGGTGTTCGTCCAAACACACCATCCCCAAACACAATTTCATATTGTTGGTTTTCTGCTGCTTGTACGAAAAACACAGTCGATGTAGACTTGACACCGATGATACCTTCGCTCTGAGTATACGTCAAGGCTGTTGTACCGCCGTCTTCGTATACGACTACGTCAAGAGAAGAAGTATCGACAGTTGGATTTGAAACTACAAAGCGCTGTGATGTATTTGAAGAGTCAACGACAAATGTTTCTGTTAAAACAGTACCCTCATACACATCCGTTGTGAGAGAATATACACCATTGTTTGATGTTGTTATTACAGTCGACTCATTGGTCGAGAATGTAAATGTGTTTGACCCTATCCGTGTAGTAAAGGAAGTATATTTTGGGACGACAATGGACGATACTGTAGTTGATGGTGTTATGTCAACAGTTATAGTACCTTTTGATGCAACAAAAGAACGTGGAACGTAGTTCAGCTCTTTTGCATGAGAAACAACACTGTCGCGAAGCTGCGCTGTATCCAAAAACATCTCGCTTGCTACCATGTTGGTATAGAAGGCATTGAGATACGTATTATACGCCAATACATCAAGTAAGACGTTGATATTTGACCCTTCGTAGTCAATATCTTTGAATTGTGTGTTGTTTTTAAGGAATGTCTTTAGATTGCCTTTTAGACTTGCGAAGTCTAAACCAACTAAATCAATGCTCGTGTTGGCCATTAGCGGATCCTGTTAAGTAAGAGTTCTAGTACAATTGGTTCTCTAGTATTTAGAATAGAGAAAATAATTGTAACGTTTGCTGTGTTTGTGTCATTATCAACAAGTACACGCACCTGATGTATGAGTGCTCTTGGTTCATAGTTTTCAATTGTTTTGGTAATGTATCCTTCAAGCACCTGCTCCGTCGACGGATCTGTCGGTTCAAAAAGAATACCACGTACATCTGATCCCAATGATGTGTTGAAGAGCCGCTCACCACGTCCTGTCTGTAGTAAGTTTCTTATTGAACGCTTTACAGCCTCTTCATTAAGATTCCTCACGATATCCTTTTTGATAGGATGTGTATCAAGATCAGTGAGGAAGTCTGAAAACAGCTCTGGCTGGGATTGTTGTAGTGTTGCGGTCGCTCTTTTTTGTATTAGTGCCATCTAATTAACCTCCAATAAACACAGTACTCGAACCCTCACCGATACCCTGAGGACCGTCAAGTTCCGAATCGGGAACACTGTCGCCAATACGCGCAGCACCCATCGAACCGTTGTTTATGTTTACCGTTGCTCCGTTTATAACTACATTACCAGCAACGTTGAGTGTGTAGTTTCCTTTAACCTCAATGTCGACGTTTCCGACAATGTATATTTTTTGATTCTTCTGAATAATCTCGTAATCGTTACCAACGATACGGTTAACTCTGTTACCTTCAAAATTAACTTCTTGATAAGTTCCAGAACGATGTTGTGTGTGTATTCTTTCGTTGTCAGGAGTATCATCAACTTCAAATATATGGCCTGATTCCGTCTGAACCACTTTGTTGTATGGATAAGTTGCTCTGTACTGTGATGGTGGTTCTGGACCAAGCGGTTCTCTATTTAGAGCATTGTTCTCAACTGCAAGAGGTGAGAGATCACCGACACCTGGTAAAACACCCATAATAACTGGCATTGTAGTTTCGTTACCGTCCATAAAGAATCCAAACACAGTACTTCCGACTTGAATTCCTGTTGGTGATATACCAACTCCTTTTAGACTTGAGCTTGTAGTAGGTAACAACACTGTAGCCCAAGGTAGCGAGGAGGTTGGAGCTTCCGTATCATTCCCATGTATGTTGAAGGCGCGCACTTTGATCCGTCCAATCTTTTCTGGATCGTTTCTATCTTCTACTCGACCTAGAAACCATCTAAATCCCTCTTGGCCAATACTTTTTGTTGTCATGTTACAATCCTACACTTACACAATCAAATACAATTTGATGTTTAGATTTTGTACTTGGCGTTATCATGTGACGTAAACGTACGATCAAGTAATTACCAGCAATCATCTTATCATCTTTTTTCTTACCCGTCGTACCCGTCATAGCCGGTAGATCTATTGTAACCACGTCACCAACCTTCAATCCAGAATCACCATGTATCAATACTCGTACGACATTTGAGTTTAATAAAACGGCAAACGAATTACGAATAGCAACAGCCGTATCTACAAAGTTATCCGGACGCAGTGAATCAACGGGCACAAAAAACGCCTTAGGTACGCCAGAAGCAAATTTGTCTATAAAATCATCTGTGTTCGGAAGCTGGGATGTTTTGTCAAACTTTTCAATAGAATTAAACACACTCTTCAAATTAAAGTTACCCTCGGTAAATTCTTTTGTGGAGATGTTGAATGCTTTGGTCACAGCTTTGAATACGCCATCTGCTGCTTTTTTATTAGAATCTAATGAAGCGATTTGTTCAAACCCAAGCATAGTTCTGAAAGCATTAGCTTGTGTTTCTTTACTAGCCATCACGTTCTGTGTTGCATTGAATACCCTCGATCCAATACTTTGCTTTCCCAACTTTAAGAGGCCTTCCACCGTCTTAAAATTGAAACCGGCTTGGTTTTCGTAGAACACATACGATGAGGAAGCAAACTGCTTACTTACGGCACGCTTTCGAAGCATGTCAATGGTCTGTAATGGATTCAAACGTGGGATAGAAAGAGTTTGGATACCTTTTGTCTCATCGAGTATGATCTCTTTTTTTGTTTTAAGGTACTTCGATAGAATGATAGGAACAATGTTACTGATTGTATCTTGGAATGCTTGAGTAACTGCATCGGAACCGTTATACAGATGTTCCTCGCTAACGCAGCGTAGCGTGTACGTAGCTCCTTTGCCGTTTGTGTTTTTCTTTACATTCGTTAACTCAAAGGAGCGAAATTTATATTTTGTTGTCTGACTCATACCTGGCGTTTGGAATTCGATCTCAATCTCCTCCTCACCAATAATGGGAAAATCTTCCATCAACCCAATGTTGTCATTGAAGAACACCGTTGCATAAAGTGTTGGTTTTGCCATGTCTTCAAAAACATCAAAACCGGTTATTTGCTCAATCGGATTGATTGTAGCTCCAATCTTTGGGTTTTTGAGGCTGATATATTTTATCTCTACATCACCTGGTTCAAATATACGCTTCATACAGACAACAATTCCTTCATATCGCGCTCAATAAGATTTAGATAATCAGCACTTAGAAGACGGATATGTTTTTTCTTTTCGTTTTCATCATGCTCATAATCATAAAAGCTAACTGGTGACCAGTAGCTAGCAACAGTATTGCTAAGTGGCATGTGTAATGTTGATACTGTCGATACAGTAGCGTTTGCAACAGCACTATTGCCAGAATAGTAAACTGTCGACCCCGTTGCCCACGTTCCACTGATATGTTTGAGTACTACGTAGCTTGTGTTTGCAAAAGAAACGGTACCTTTGACAGAGGATGATTGTTTGATAACATCTCCCGACTGTAAGTTTCCAAATGTACCATCAAGAGCAATAATTTTATTTGTGTCGCAGGAAAAATCAAACGCTTTTCGTTCGTAATTCAATACAACTTCATACTCATTCATGATAGGTGACCAATATGGTTTCTGATCACCTGCTAGGGCATCGTACGCAGCTGTGGAAATCACACTATCGTCTGTTTCATAATTTACCTTATAGAAGGCCGTCTGTAGCTGAGCATTAGCAATCGATCCATACTTAGCGCGGATCATACTTTCCATTTCATTCTGTGGTTTTGGCCATTCGTGGTGAGGATCGATGATGTCATTACTCATGTATATAACCCAATCATACTGCTCATCTTCATAGTAGTGCGCAGCAATTTGATCAGCTCTTTCACCTTCCTTTATTACGTATGGATAGTATACCGCAAAGTTTTTTGCGACGCTATCAGTAAATTTAACCTTAGCTATAACATTCGTTACCGCTGTGTTTGCATACAACATTGAAGGGAAGTAACTAAAGAACCCTGACATTATTTTGCTCCTGTTCCCGAATCACCACTGCCCGATTGTGGAGCGGGTGTGTTTGTACCTGGTGTTGCTGGTGTTTCTGGCTTCATTATATCTGCTTCACCAAAGTCACGACGTGTGACAGGCGACATCTCCATGAACGTCATGCTAATCTCTACAACGACTGGATCACCAGTCTTAAAGAAGGCCGGGCCGTTTGGCGCATAATTAACGGAAAGATTCTTCAACACACAACGCTTCATCTTAAACGATTCAACAGCGCCAGGTGTAAAACTAATATCACACATATCAGGAAAAGTATACAACGCATCAGCTCCAGATACATAACCCGGTAACATTCTGATTTTTAGCTGCTTAATTATTTCCTTTAACGTTTTGAGCTCTTGCTGACTATGTGGTGCGAATCGGTAGCTAAACGAGTGTTCACGTAAACCAATGTTTCTAAACAGTACAGCAAGGTTTGGATTAGGTGCCGTACCAGAAGCGATTTGTGCAATAGCTTTTG